ACCGGCTATACAGTCGGTATCGGGACCGGCAGCGGCGGCCCCTGCATGGGCTGCACCTGCACAACAAGCGGCCCCCGCTTGGAATAAGTAATAACGACCCTAGGCGGACAGTATGCAACATGGCGAACAAGAATTTGACACTTGGTTAACCCTAGCAGTCAAACAAGCTATTGATAACAATAGCGTTGCAGATAGTCCGCCTAAATTCTCGTGGCGAGTTAAGCCGTCCAGCCTTGGCGATGAATGTGTAGCCCGCCAATGGTACGCTTTCAAATGGGTAAAGCACATACAAAAACCGGGCCAGATCGTTAGATTACTTGAACGCGGCAACAGTGAAGAAAAGCGCCTGATTACTTCAATGCGCCGCGATGGTTGGTTGATTGATGACGAGGATACCGAGCGCGGTGACAAGTTTAACAGGCAATACAAAATTGAAGCAATCAATGGTCATCTGAAGGGCTTTATTGATGCTAAAGCCGCGCATCCTGTTTACACTAACAACGAGAAAATTCTACTAGAACTGAAAACTTACAATACAAAACGATTTTGTTTACTAGTAGCAAAAGGTGTCAAAGAGACTGATATTAGTTACTATACTCAAGTTTGCATTTACATGCGCGAATTGAATTTGCCGTGGTGCTTATTTGCTGCGATCAACAAAAACGATGATGACCTATATTTTGAGGTTGTTAATCGTGACGATGAAACTGCGCAAAAAGCAATGACAACGGCGGCTACCATCGTAGCAACAAAAGCGCGACCTGCTCGTTTTTCCGAAACAAGATCACATCACGTTTGCAAATACTGCGATTACGTGGGGATCTGTCATTTTAATGAACCTGTTGCAATAAACTGTAGATCATGTCTGCATTGTGATGCTATCGAAAATGGTGAATTCTACTGTAGCAACTGGAAAACAAAAATCCCTAACGAAGATGCTATACTGGTCGCTTGTTCTAGTCACAATCCGGTGAAATAATGCAGCCGCGCTGGTATCAAGACGAAGCTATCAATTCGATATTTGAGTATTTTGAAACAAGAGCCGGTAACCCGGTTATTGCCGCCCCTACAGGTACGGGCAAGTCAATCATAATTGCTGAATTTATTCGCCGCGTCATGCAACGTTGGCCTTCCCAGAGATTTCTAGTAGCTACCCACGTAAAAGAGCTGATCGAACAGAATGCCGCTAAAATGTCCGCTGTGTGGCCTCATGCGCCCTACGGTATATTTAGTGCCGGTCTTAACTCGAAAGAGTATCAACAGCCTATTATATTCGGGGGCGTCCAGAGTATGGCTAAGGTTGCTACTATGTTTGGTTGGCGCGATCTTTTGATAATTGATGAATGCCATTTGCTAAATCCTAAAGATGGCACACTGTACATGCTATTAATTAATGAATTGAAAAAAATAAATCCTAATTTGAAAGTCATTGGACTATCAGCAACAGTCTATCGAATGGGAATGGGGTTAATAACAGACGGCGGATTGTTTACCGATGTGTGCTACGATCTAACAACTATGGAAATGTTTGATAGACTGCTAGCTGAAAATTACATATCTCTTTTGATACCGAAAAAAACAAATGTTGAAATTGACACAAACAATTTACATATCGCTAGTAATGGAGATTATGTTCAATCCGAGCTTGAAACCGCGACTGAAAAAATAACTTATCAAGCTATTCAAGAGGCTATGAAATATGGCTATAATAGAAAATCTTGGTTGATATTTTGTGCTGGCGTTAAACATGCTATAAAAACGCGTGAAATTCTTTTGCAGTTTGGAGTGCCGACAACAATAGTACATTCCAATACTAAAGATTTCAAAATGAAAGATATCGAACGCGACAAAAATTTAAGTGATTTCAAATATGGTCAATACCTTGCTATAACAAATAATAATGTTCTTACTACAGGGTTTGACCATCCCCCGATTGATATGATAATTATGCTACGTGCTACTATGTCAACTTCGTTATGGGTTCAAATGCTTGGCAGGGGTATGCGCCCATTCGGTGGTGACGCTATATTTCCGCCTAAGGAAAATTGCCTTGTACTAGACTTTGCCGGTAACACACGCCGATTAGGGCCGGTCAACGATCCTGTAATACCAAAGCGTAAGGGCGGGGGTGGTGGTGAGGTTCCCGTCAAAATTTGTGATTGGTGCGGAACCTACAATCATATCAGCGCCCGCGTATGTACAGGCTGTGGCGAAGAATTTACCTTTGCCCCTAAGATTGTAGAGCAAGCTGGTACAGACGAAGTGATGCGCAGTGAGCTACCAGTTGTAGAAGTATTTGAAGTTGATAGAGTATTCTACGCTAGAACACAAACCAAAGCAAAGCCCTTGCCTTGGTTGAAAGTCACATATTTCTGCAAAGATAACTTGATACCTTTTAGTGAAAATGTGATGCTAGAGCATACTGGTTACGCCAGTAAAAAAGCTAGAGATTGGTGGCGCATTCGTCATCCAAGCGAACCGCCCGAAACAATCGAAAAAGCGCTCGAATTAGTTTCAGAACTTAAAGTGCCAAACAAAATTCGTGTTTGGGTAAACAAACAATACCCGGAGATACTTGGTTATGAATGAGCAAAAAAATCAGAGATTGATCAATATAGAAAAATTAATTCAAGGCTATATTAACATCAATACGCCTAACTGCCCTAACTGCACACACTTTGCTTACGACTTGGAAATATGCAAGTTAGCACAAAAACGACCGCCTGCTAGAATTATTGCTAATGGCTGTGATAAATACGAAAGCGAAATTCCTTTCTAAGGATTGAATAAAATGGCAACTCGACCAAAAACTAAAAAAGAACCTAATGAAACCGGCATGCTTGCTGCACTTAAGTTTGTTTCATTGGCTCAAAAAGAAATTGGTGCACCATATCAAACGCATTGCAGATTTGGCAAAATAAACGAAACAAATTTTGTTGTTGCGTTTGATGGTGTAATAGCTGCCGGTCATCCTGTAGACGAAGAGCTACAACTATGCCCTCATACAAAACGGCTGATAGATGCGCTAGGAAAAGCTAAAGGCGCGGTTTCTTTGACTGCTCTTGATAGCAATCAATTGATCGTCAAAACTGACAAATTTCGTGCATCAATTTCTTGCTTAGGGTTTGGAGATTTAACCTATTCGTACCCCGATCCGCCTAGTTTTCCATTTTCAAATGAGTTCATAAAAGCCGCCTCTATCGCTGGTATATTTAATAAAGATGGCGCTCAAACTGTAATGGCGGCTTCAGTGCTAACAAAAGATTTTTCGGTTGTCGGCACAAACAATCAGGTTGTTATAGAGGCTTGGCATGGTGTAGCAACACCACCCGGTCTAGTAATTCCTATTGGGTTTATTGAACAAGTTGAAAAAACAGGAATGAAAATAACTCATTTTGGATTTAGTGATAACAGCTTCACTGTTCATTTTGAAAATAAAGCATGGATAAAAACTCAGCTCTATATGGAACGATATCCTTCGGTTGACATGGTGCTAGCTTTTACCGAAACTGCGATTTATACGCCGCTGGACAAAGAGCTTATTGAAGCTGTCAAAGCTGTTGCTTCTTTTGCTGAAGCTAGTCGAGTATGGATTGACGAAGGCGTTGTACGATCCCATGAGGCAACTGAAATCGGCGCTTCCTATATCTGCAAATCAGCATTAACTAAAGTCGGAATTAACAGCAAGTTCTTTCTTGCACTTAGTGATCTAATAGAGCAAATTGACCTGTCCGGTAATGACAAGGTTATTTGTTTTGCGGGCAAAAACATGCGTGGTGCAATGAGCAAATTCTAATGTTTTTTGATAACAAAGATTTAGTTAGTAGGAAACATGCGCGAATAAGACAAGCGCCTGATTACATTGATACTGGTTGGATACCACCAACAGAATTTCCTAATCTAAAGGGCAACATTAGTATGTTGTCTTTTGACACAGAAACCAAAGAAACTGATTTTGATAAAGGCCCCGGATGGGCAAGGTCACAAGGTCATATAGTAGGCGTTTCTGTAGCTGCTCGGGATAGCGTGGGTAACGAGGGCGCTTGGTATTTTCCATTACGCCATGAAATTGAGCCTCAGTTCAATATGAATACCCAAAATGTTTTTGGATGGCTTACCCACGTATTAGATAGTCCTTCAGTGCCGAAAGTAGGCGCGAACTTGACCTACGATATTGGGTGGCTTGCTGAAGAGCAAGTTACCGTTACCGGCGAGCTACATGACGTGCAATTCGCTGAAGCTCTTTTAGACAGTGAAGCCAAAGTCGCGCTTGAGGTTCTAGGGCGCAAGTATGTCAAAAGAGGAAAAGAAAGTTCTGCCATGTACGAATGGCAAGCTCAAGCATACCCAAACACGCCAGAAACAAAAAGACGCGGCGATATTTATCGCACACCGGCTAAGCTAGTAGGTCCGTATGCTTTAGATGATGCGATACTACCCTTGCATATATTTGATAAGCAACAGCCTTTGCTCCGCGCCGAAAACCTTGAGTATGTATATAGGCTTGAATGCGATCTCATACCGCTCATGATAAAGATGCGACAAGAGGGCGTTACTATTGACCGGTCGCGGGCTAAAGATATGCTTGAAAAATTACAGGCTGAAACTACTCAAATGTTTCAACAGATAAAAAATGATTATGACTTTGCACTAGAAAGTTCGGATAGCGGGCAGGTGGCAAAGTTGCTAGCAAAGGCTAAAATTGAAACACCTACTACGGAAGCTGGAAATCCTAGCATACAAAAAGAATGGTTAGCATCGCTCACACACCCGCTTGGTAAATTGATAAATGACATAAGAGAACACGAAAAAATTTGCGGAACATTTTTACAGGCTTATATTCTTGATAAGTCAATTGATATTTATGGTAGCAACAATCTTGCTAAATTACACCCTCAATTTCACCAATTAAAAGGCGATGAAAACGGTACTGTAGTTGGAAGGTTTAGTTCGTCTAGCCCTAATCTTCAGAACATACCTAGCAGAACAAAACTGGGAAAAGCTGTTCGCACTTGCTTTGTTCCCGATGCTGGACACTCTCACTGGCAAAAAAATGACTATAGTCAAATTCACTACCGAATACTTGCGCACAATGCTGTAGGACCGGGGGCCGATGAATTGCGACTAAGATATATTGAAAACCCGAAAACTGATTATCACACAGACGTATATATGAAAGTAGCCCCATTAATGGGATGGTCTACAACCGACAAAGAAGTAATCAAAGATAAAAGGCGTCCTATTAAAAACGTGAATTTTGGCCTCTTGTATGGGCAGGGTAAAGATGCTCTTTCCTACAAGTCAGGCTTGACCGGATATCAAGCCGATGAATTCTTTGAAGCGTATCACAAAGGCGCACCATACGTAAAACCAACAATGGAATTGATTGCAAAAGAAGTTCAAAAACTAGGTTACGTTGAAACCTTGCTAGGCCGTCGCATACGGTTTCCGTTATGGGAACCAAACAAAAAAGATTGGGATAATCCAGAATTTCCGCTTCACTTTGATGCTGCAATAAGAAAATGGGGAAGTGCAATAAAACGCGCTTACGACTATCGCGGCGTGAATTACAAATTCCAAGGTTCTGAACCTGATATTATGAAAAAGGGATTGCGTGATTGCTGGCAAAGCGGGGTGTTTGATGTAACCGGCGTACCGCGCCTAACAGTTCATGACGAAATCGATTTCAGTGTTAGAGATCAAAGCCCGACCACCCGCGAAGCGTTCGATTTCATACGTGCGACCATGCAAAACAGCATTCAATTGCGCGTTCCCGTTTATGTTGATGAAAGCACTGGCCCTACGTGGGGTGAAGCCGATTAACTCACATCGATTGGTACTCGATCATAATATTTTGAATAGTAGGTGACCGGCGTCATCACGCCGCCAATCGGATTGATCAGATTGTGAGACGCTTCGACATACAGGAAGCCGTCACCAACGGGCAATGCGGGCAAGGTGAAGGTTACACTCGATCCGGTCACGTATCCTGTCAGCGGCACGTCTGCGCCTGAAACCGGCCTATACCATACCTTATGCAGTTGGCCTGTCTCGATTTTTGCCGGATCGGCCATAAGCGCGATTGCAGGGGCTACACGGCTGCGCCCTGTCCATGATACTGTGACACTGCCTCCGATTGTGAGAGCTGTTGACGTTGCCGTCCGCACACCGTTAATTTTGGTGTTGTGTGGCCGGGCCGGAACATCAACGCGGGTAAAGGGTTCAATCTCATGGGATAAAACGAATGAGTTGTTTGGTACTCCAAACGTAAACCCGCTGTCTATAAGTGTTCTCGAAACTATGTTGGTATCGATTATGCCAGTTGCATGCTGGCGTCTAGTACCCATTAAGCTAAGGTCTGCGCCGATGACATATACTTCGTCATCGGCTAAGTGATTTTCAGGCACGGTATCAATCAAGGCCCTATGAACATTCACCAACTCATAAACGCCGCCGCCAATGTCATTGACACTTTCGCAACTAAGTATTTCGTTGTTTATGAATATTAGAAGCAAGCCCTGCCGAATGCCATCAATTCCGACTGATCTTAAGTTAGACGGATTAACTGCAAAATAAATTTCGACTAAAGGAATTATACCTGTAGCAAAGTTGTCATCAAAATTAATACTGGAAACTAGTGATGCTTTAGTAGGATACGAAACGTTAGCAACATCATTGTTGAATAAGTTTATAGTAGCTGAAAATCCTGTTTGGTATTCATTAGCGGGTATTGGTAAGTATATTGAATAATAAGCGTTGCTTATTAGAATAGGATCGATACCTACTGTTGTGCTACCTGCAAAGTAGAATGGTTTTTTATTGCCAAGATAGTAAGGCGCACTAATAACCCTACCACCTATGGCAGCTTTTACACTTACATCGGGATTGATAGGTTTAGGTAAATCAGTTTTTCCAACGATCTCAATAGACAAATCTGTTTGTATTTCGCGCAAGTCAAGAGTTACTGTGTTAATGTCAATAGGATGCTTCTTAGCGGCCACTACCATCATTGGTAAATCGACTATCTGATAATCAGGCCACGTAAGAGTAATAACCCGACCTAATTCCATAGGCGCACCGTCGCGTGTTGTTTGTATAGAACAGTAAATAAGCGGATATGCTGTTGATATTAATTCTTCACTCAATAGCTTCAAAGCTAGTGTACTGTTTGAGACATAGGGATAATTGATGATTACTAAGTTTTTGTTTATTTCACTATTGGAAACATTTTCCGCGTAAACACTTTGTTCAAGATAGTTATCCGCTCTACTAATATAAGTAGCAGCGCCATTTGAGTTAGTGTCAACCCATCCTGTTTTTGTAAAAGACTGCAAACTTATTACATTATCAGGTGAAAATTTATTTACTGTCGATACGTAATCAATAGTGTCAATGCGTACCAATTCACAAGTTGTCAGCCCCGTTTCCGCGCTTTGATAGACTACCATATTTCCTTGTTTTTGTAGTTCTTTCAAAACTGAAGAAACTGAAACTTCTTTGCCGATCTTAACTCGACAAAAATTTTCTTCTTGTGCTAGCACGAGTGCAGCCTGCTCAAAAGCGGTTAGATCGATCCTGTTTAAGGATACGCCACCAAATCCCCATTCATTAGTAAGCAGTTCAACAATTGCGCTGGACACATTAATATCACCGTTTTTGATATTAACATCAAAATCCAAATTTAGCCTGTTTGGTTCTCTAGTAACCTCAAACGACAACTTACCAAAATCACCATCAAATCTAGCATTCTGTATAAGTATTGTAGAAACGCCTACGTAAGCGGTGTAATCTAGTACATCTATAACGGGTTCTGGTATCTGATCAAAAGCACCGCCCGTAAAAACAGCCGTTGTTCCAGATATAAAAGTATCGTTTACGGGTATATCAATGAAAGAGCGTTCCGGTCCTGCCGACCCTTCCCATACCTTCGTACTTTCGACATAAATAGCGAGCAGGGTAACACCCGGCCCTAGGCAAATTCCAATGTGAATATCTGCTACATAACCAACAATATACTGTGTTTGAGTATTTATGACTGTGTTTTCACTTGTTATTATGCCGGTCGTGATATCACGATAAAGTGGCTTAACCGGCCCTACCCATAAAACATTTGGATCGTCAACCCTGTTTTGGCCCATTATGGAAACAACAGGAAACCCTGTTCGAGCTTGAGGTATTTTAGTGTCATAGGTAACAGGACCAGACACACCCCACGGTACGCCACCGCTTTCTGAAGCCCGCGTTATCTTTTCAAGCGGGGCAGCTCTAGCAGTTGGAAACTTTGAAGTTAAGTTAGTTGTCATTTGGCTTTCCGTTCTAG